TCGTAATCGTCTCGCCCGATTGACCAAGAGTCAGGGTTCCAGAGCCTGTGATTGTTTCTATGTTTGTTGTTTTAATTGTTCCCATAATTTTCCTATTCTATAATTTTGTATCCACCGAATATTGAGTTCGTTGCACTACCATTTGAACCATCTTGTGAATTAATTTTTACATAAACTTCTACATAATCTGAAGAACCATTTAATGTTAAAACTGCACTTGTAAAAGGTGTTGCAACTGTACCACCACTAGATGTGTTACCACCTTGAAAAAATCTTGCGTTTGTATAAGTTAGAATCGAACCATTCTTATAAAAAGCAACATGTGCATCTCTTAAATCTTCATAACCAGTAGCATCACAATCTGATTTTGCGTAAAAAAAATATTTACCTGCAACAGTTGGTGTAAATCTCATTGTAGAATTATCAAAATTATTATTTGTATCAAAATTTTCTGTTGCTACATCTAATTTTGTATAAGTTTCATCTGACACACTTTGAAAACTTTCATCATATGCTTCAAAAGCTGGAGTGTTAACAGCCATAGTTTGACTTGCACCCGAAGCTAATGCAACAGTCTCACCACTAGCACCTAATGTAATGGTACCAGAACCTTGTGAAGATTGATGTTTAATATTGTCTACAAATAAATCACTCATTATACTACCGTTAATGTTCCGTTAACAACGACTGTACCTGTGAAAGAAGCAGGACCACAGACCATCATATTATCACTAGCGTCCACTGTGATATTAGATGATATAGTTGCTTTGTTTTCATAGCCACCGTTGATTGATTTAATCATACCGAATTCAATTGAGTTTTCTCCAGGTGTAGATTCACCTAAAGATTTTCCAATGTATACGACATAAATATTATTAGTACCTGTTGGAGGTGCTGCTGTAAAACTTAAAGTTGTTCCACCTGATACAGTATAAGCTGAATGTGGATCTTGTCTAACATTTCCAACGAAGACTTCTATTTCGTTGGTGTTACCAACAGATTGTGAAAGTGTAAAATTAGTAGTTGAGTTATCACCAGAGAACTGCGAAGAGTTCATGGTTAGTAGGTTTCCTTTTGGACTGTTTCCTAAATATGCCATGATTTCTCCTATGTACTTATATCATCTACAGCGCCAACAATAGTATCTAAAGAAGAAGCAGTGTCTGATTGTACATACAACTGATCTCCTGAAGCAAGTACTATCTTCGAGCCTCCGTCAATTAGTTCTAATGATCCGCCGCTTACGACCGGTGCATTTTTAATTAAATAATAATCAGTTGATGATCTTTTGATAAAAGCATCAACTTGAATTGTTGAAGTTGTTGTGTTAGCCATTCTAACACTAATTAAAGTATCAAAACTATTGGCAGCTCCACCTAAAGCATCAACTGCTGATGTTCCTGTGTTTCGTGTTAAATAATTTCTGAAATTTTGTGCCATAATTTATTCCTTATACTACAAGGCGATTGACATTGCAATGACAAAGCCGTTGCTTGGTACTCCTACAATTGTATCTGATGCATCTTTATATACCGCTTTACTTGCTGGTAATGTACAGAATACATCTTTAGTTCCTGCTGAAAAATCGACTGCGCTGTCTGAGTTAGAAGATGAAATGATAGTTGTTCTAGCCAATGTTCCGGCCGCAACGGTCCCAAGTCCAACTTCGAATTCTGCACCGCCTTGTAAAGCGATTGCATAATAAGTTGTATTGGTATTTCCAATAGCAGAAGAAAAAGTTTCAAAACCAGTTACCGCTCCATCCAAAGTGAACGTACCGGTACCAGTAGTCGTACTAGTTTCTTTTACTCTATCATTTACTACTAACGCCATTTGTATTCCTTATAAAAATTACGCGTCGCCAAGTCTAATGATTGCATTAGATGAATCAGCAGTTGGGAACTGAATAACGAAATCACCGTTAGTTGCAGTTTTTGATCCGCCGAAATCTAAAACTAATACTGCTTCATTAGAAGTTCCTTTATAAATCAGAGCGCCCACTGCAGTTAAAGTTACAGAACTAAAAGTTAAATCTGCAAAGTCAACATATGCAATGTTACTTGATACTGCAACACCATTATTAGTTAAAGTATTTCCACCCGCTGTATAGTTTGTACCAGATGAAGAAACTTCATTAGTAGTTGTATAAGCTGTAGTCGAAGTACTGAAACCACCTAACGATGTATAAAGTGCAAGTTTGAAAGTTGATCCGCCAGAATCAAAATCAAACACACCACCAAGTAGGTCTGTTTTAAAAGAGTCAGGTACTATGTTTGCCATTTATTTGTCTCCTTAAATTATGATGGTGATTGAGATTTAAGTGGTGTTCGAAGGGCCCCATCTTGCCATTCGTCCCGGCGTCTACGACCTTGTTGTTCGATCGCGTACGATTGTAAAGCTTTATTAAAAGATCCTTCGTAGTATTGTAACATATCTGCGGGACCTTTCAAGTATCCATATGCTTCTACCAGACATCCATATAAAAGTAAATCCTGATATTTATTACTTGTATAAGTACCTTGTGTGCTCCCTGGTGAAGCGGTTATTGAATCTGGTTGCTTTGTATAAGCTAAAGTAATCAAATAAGTGCTGTCTGGAGTAGGAGAAACCACCCAATAGTTTGCATCCCAATTACCATAATATTTTGGTAATCCTGATTGCGTTCCAGGTGTATTATAATATTCTGCCATAAAAGATGTATCTCTTTTTTCTAAAAATACTTGATTACCAGATGAATCAGTTAATTGAGCATATCTTATAAATCTTAAATCAGATGGAATAGTTACATATCTATTTCCAGCTTGTAGATTAGATGTTGCGTAAAATCTATTATCATCAGAATCTACTTCTCTATAAATTCTATTTTCTGCGTTTTTAATTATTGTATTTATAATACCTGTGTTTAAAACAGAATCATCTACTTCTGTATAATTTCTAATATCATCTTGTAAGTTTGCTAAAGTGTAAGCCATTATGGTGTAAGTGTTACTGGACCAGCGGTCACTAACATTCCTCCTGAATTTTCTGTTACAGTTGCATTGCTTCCGCAATCAAAACTATAACTATTTGTATCAATAACTGTTATACTAAATCCTGAGCTATTTTCAAATAAAGAATACACTAAGCCTCCGGGGCTTCCATCTACATTTCTAAAAACAACAGTATCATTTGTTGATCTTCCATGTGCAAGTTCTGTAACTGTTACAGTACTTGATCCTGAAGTTAAACTAAAAGGATTTCCTGATAATAAATTTTCTGTAGCAGGTTCAACTCTTGCAGGTCTTGCATGTTGTAAACCCTGTGGATCAGCTACAGCTGGTTTAGGTTCTAATTGAGGTTGCTTTGGTTCAAATTCTGAAACATGAACACGTGATCCATTCCATTCGACAACCATTTCTTTATATGGAAAAGCCATACCAGAACGATCTGAAATAAATTGTGCATATTTTCCGTTTGATCTAGACATTTGGATAATAAGTTTTTGGAGTTATAAATGTACTTGATGAAGAACCATCTTCTTCTAAAGCTCTTTTTAATTCATCTTCATACAACATTTTTAACATTTGAATTCTATCAGGTGCATCTTTAACTGCTAAATAATATGCAAGTCCAGCTACCATACAAGGTACGAATCTATAAGGTACATCTGCTTCGTTAGAATAGTTCCCGGCATCCTGAATCCTGCTAACATAATAATAATTTAAAAGGTTTCCGGCTTCAGTGGATCCTGGAGTTAAATATAAAGTAATAGTTACTTTATCAATAAATCTTTGTACAAAATATTGTGTTGGAGTTCCTTCTTGTGTTTTAGAAGATAGACCTTGATAATTTGATCTATTAATTTTTGTTAGAGAAAAATCAACATTAGAAGAATTTCTATAACTTGCTTCTAATATATCATCAACACCATAAACAGCTGTTGCATCAGAAGTACCATCAGCGGTTGATCTATACATTGTATATTCTGCTTGACCATCAACTAATGTAATTGAATTATTTTTTACTTCCCAAAAATGAAGACCTCTATTACCCCATTCTTGAAACATTATATTTAAAGAACGTCTTGCAGTTTTTAATTGATGACCTGAAACACCTTTTATTCCAATTCTTTCATAAGCTTCTTCTACAATATCTGATATAGAAAAACCTGATTCAAAAACTGTAGTTCCGGAAGTTGCCATTCAGCCTCCTACTTATCTATAAGTAATGTTGCACCCGCAATATTAGTAATAGTAGAAACTTTTATTCCTCCAGGAAATAAAATTCCATCTTCTGGAATATTAAATGCAAAGACATCACCTTGTGGGCAGTCTCCTTGAAATAAAGTTGTACTATCAGTATTGTCTTGTAAGATTATTGAACCTGCACCAACACCATCAGAAGCAAGAATAAGTCCTCTTAATCTTGTTCTTCCAGCGAATACGGCACCAGTTGCTGCAACTCTTACTGCTTTTACATCTGATTTCATATTTTATTTTCTCCTAAATTTTAAGAGCTCCCGAAGGAGCTCTATAATTAATTATGCTACTGCAGCACCTGTAGTAACATCTACAAAATTAGTACCATTACCAAAGCAAAGAGATCCTGTTAAAGATGCACCTGTTGCGTCAGAAACATAGATTAATAAACCTGCTGTTGCTGTAGGTAAAGTTGCTAATGTGAAAGTAGGAACAATAAAACCATTATCTGATAATACTGGTCCACTAAATGTAGTATTTGCCATAGTATCCTCCTAGTTATTTCTACATAGTCTCTAGGCCGTCGACTATACTCGTCTATGCAGAATTAATTTATGTATAGTGATTAATTTATATATGAAATTATTAAAAAGTGCAAGAAATCCCTACGAAGAAACATATATTTCAACGATGTATTAGTCCTAATTAACCAGCGTAAAGATGAATCTCACCATCTTTAGGATTGCTGTGGACTTGCTCTTCCTGTTGTCTGATAATAGATCTAATTACTATTTTGATCTCATCACCAAGAACAGACATTTCAGGTGTTATTTGTCCTTTGTTTTCAAGAAACAACTCGTTCCATCTAGACTCGAGTTTCAGTTTCTTTGCGAACAGTACCATGTTGTCCTGAGCCATTTGTAACCTCCTCATAGGTTATATAAAAATCATTTCCAGTGCTTGTAAACTGGAGATCATTTCTTTCCCATTTTATATCAGATTTTCCTAAAAAGTCAATAATGGGTTTATTTAGCTCATCCGCATTATTTATTTCTTTATCGCTTTCGATTTCAAACTTTGTTTGAAGATGTTTTGTAAATATTTTTATTAAGTATTTATATTGAGTCATTTTTTCTTTCTATTTTGATAATGAGGCGAGATTGTGTCTCGCCTCAAAATTTCTAATTATTATGCACCTGGTGATGCAAAAATACCTCTATAGTCAGATACACCAAATGAGTATCTTTCTCTAGCTTTGTATCTTACGTTACCAGTATCGAAGTCACCTTCCATAGCAGTTTTAATTGCTGCTCTTTCAAAGTACTTCATTCCATTAGGCACGTCAGTGATAATGTAGAATGCATCTGGATCAGTTAAGAAATTGTTCACTCTATAACCTTGAGGAACCATTCCCATAGAAACGATTGCATTAATATCATTATCAGCAGTACCAACTCTACCTTGAGATTTCATCAATCTCTCAGCAGTGAATTGAAGCTCAGAAGGAATAATCATTTTCACACCTCTTGCAGCAATTTTTAGACCTCTTTCGTCTGTCATTGCAGCAATATCGATTAATGATTGCTCTAATGAAGTTTCATTCAAGTCGGCAGGCGTTGCTAATGTGTTTGACACAGTTCCACTAATTGTTGGGTGAGTAGTTGCAAATAATGCAGAACCATCACCTGAAGTGAATGTACCAAAACCATTAATCAACGGATTAACCGCTTTAACTTGTTTAGTGTTCGCCATAGATCTAGCTAATGCTTTAGTATATCTACTTCCAAGTCTGTCATATAGGTTATCTTCAACCGCTTCTTCAGTGATTGAAAACGCTAAAGCTACAGTCTCGTGAGTGTATCTTGAAGTGTAAGTCTCTTGAGCATTGTCAAAAGTTACACCAGAACCCTCAGCTTTTGTCTGTGCTTGAGCAAAACCTGATAACATAACTTCTTCTTCAAACGCTCTGTCTGAAGACTCAGTAGTGTATATTTCAGCAT